ATGTTACGCAATTTGTTTAAATCTGAAGCAGATAAAACCAGAGACGAACTTACGACATTCAGGATCTCACTTTTACCTTTTATCAAACAGTATCAGTTGGAAGATCGTTGGCAGGAAGCGTGTGAGGTCGCGTTTCGGGGCGATGATGCCATAACCTGGATCGAAAAAAATAGTCAGCTCACACGTTCAAGCCTCTTTTTTCAGCGCGCCAAAGAAGAGATGGTTGCTGGTGCGTTTGCCGCTTATTTGCTGACACATGCGCTGCCTCCCCTTTATTCATCGCATCTGAATACGCTGAAGCGTAAAGAACGTACGTTGACCGTTACCGACGATTATGGTGTTGAGCACTATGAAAAGTGGTTTAGCGAGCTGGAATACTTCTTCGAACACGTCATTAAATACGACCTGAACCACTGGATTGAACAACACCAGCAGCAGCTTAATCAGCTATGGCCGGACAACAACCCGGCGGAGTCAGTATGGGGGTCTGGTCGCGTGAGCTATCGCGCGTTCACTTTACCCGGGCAGTTCGAACGTATAGTCAGGCGCGAGATCATGCGCGTGGTCGACGAAATGCCCGAACCGCATACGCCAGGCTATAGCCCCCATTTAAGCGGGATTGACTATGAGCACTTTGTCGCCAGCTGTTTTGAAAAAGCAGGTGCCGCCTGCCAGGTGACGCGCGGCAGCGGCGACCACGGTCTGGATATTCTGGTTGATTACCGGGGATGTCGGCTGGCGGTCCAGTGTAAACACTATCAGGGAAAAGTTGGCAATAAAGCGATTCAGGAAGTCTTCGCCGCTAAACAATTCTACGACTGCCTGCTGGCCATGGTGGTCAGCAACAGCGAGTTTACTTCCCATTCCAGACAAGCGGCGCAAAAGCTGGATGTTTATCTTTACCATCATGATGAAATAGCCGCGTTTATTCAGATTCTTGATGAGTGGATTGATGCGCCTGATGTTAGCTAACTGCTCAGTGAATCAGTTTGCGGCTGCTGACTCAGATCGCAAAGCGCCCTCACCATGAAGCCATGGTGGGGGCGCTATTTTGGCTCTCATTTCAGGTTGCTAAGTTAACTAACTACTGCGAGCCCAGAATCGAGGGATGTCCAATCACATACAAAACTGATTATTTTAATCACTTGAAATACCTCGAATAATATTTGAATTACGCATAACAAACGCATGAAAACGTGACAGAATAACACCCGTCATGCCGCCATTTCTGTCCAAATAATACCCATAACGAACAACTGTCTCGCCTGTACCGGCCGGAACGATAAAGTCCATTGACTGGATTTCCATACTGCCATCCTCCTGTTTGTATAAAACGCCATCAATGGATAGGGCACAGGTCATAGGGCCACCGCCCGAAGTATCGCCAGTACCCAGCATGAGAATGCAGTACCCTAATTTACCCATACTCAACGAACCGTTCCCATAATTTTTATATTCCATACCAGCCGTGAGCGAGCCTCCCCCAGATATATTAACTGAGTCATCCTGGCGGAGCGCCCCCAAAAGCTGTACCCGCTGCTCAAATGGTTGACGATCTACAGCGAGCAAATCAAACCAAATCCACTGTGCTTTCGGAAAACGACGAGAGCGATGCTGAGAAATATTAATAGCCCATGATCCAACATCCCCTACAATCTTATTAGCTCTTACAGTACCGAGGATATTACAACTCTCATTTATAACGACATTGTTTAATGTACCTGTATCAGCCTGGATTTCACCACGAACAATAACGTTGTTGAATTCGCTGCCCCCATTTTTGGTAATACTCCAGCCGCTTTTTCCGGTTACATAATTAGTAGATGAAAGCCGCTCAGTGATTTTCCCAATATCAATTGTGCCATTTTTAATACGTGCACTATCGATATACAGCTCATTACCTTCCGCAATCATCACCGGTACTGCAGTCTTGCTGTTGCGGTTAAACAGCGAGAAACGGTCGGCATAGAGGATCATGTCGCTGGTTGAACCGTTGCTGCCCAACACAAGTCCAGCGCCAACTTTCTGTCCATTATTCAGGGTCTCAACCTTAATGGAGTACATCGAGTTAATCTTGCCTTCCGAATTAGCTACCGTCTCTCCCTGGGTCTTAACCATTCCTTCCAGATCTCCGACCGAAGCGGTCAGGATTTTCAGGTCTTCCGTTTTGACATCGAGATTATCATTGATTTTTTTCACTTCGGTTTTCAGGTCATTAACTACACTGGCCTTCGCTTTGTCCCCTAAATCAACCTTCAGGTTTTTAAGTTCCTGGGTATTGGCCTTAATATTTTCCCCGTCAATTTTAACTTGGGTATTCAGGGCAGTAAGAGCCGAAGAGTTCGCAGTATTCGCCACTTCATCGCTGACATCGATGCAGAACGCGTCGTCCACGTACAGGTAACCCGCCGACAACGCAGTTCGCAATGAAATGGTGATAACTGCATTAGCTGATGGTTTATAGTCTGCACTCATCAGCGTCCAGGCTGTTCCGATGCTGGCTGTTAGCGGAATATCCTTCAGTGGTCCGGAGCTATTACGGAGGCTGATTTTGGTGTTGTTGGCATCCCTGATAGCAAAGTCGCAAGACTTACGTACCCATGCACCGACACGGTATGTCCGCCCTCCTGTCAGATTCACGGCCTGGTCACAGACTGTTGGATTACTGCTCGTTGCTGCCTGGATAATGTACTTCCCGGATTTCGGGTTCTGCGCTGCCAGCGTGCTCCAGCCCGAGTTACTCCAGCTGTCAAAACCACGCTCGAACGAGTTGTTCGTCAGCATATTCGTCGGCATTGCTTTTGCCGCGTCTGCATCCTGTTGGGTGGCCACAATACTGCTATTCAGGGATGTGACGCTGCTGCCCTGGCTCTCCAGTTTGTTTTCAGCCTGCGTGACCCGGTTCGTCAGGGAGGTGACCGTAGAAGAATCAGCCTTCTTACTGATATTGGTATTCGCCGTTGTCAGTCCGTTCTGCAGGCTGGTGATGCTGCTGCCCTGGCTTGTCAGCGTGCCTTCAGCGCTTGTCACTCGCGTCGTCAGACCGCTGATGGCTCCCGCGTTAGCCGCAATATCCACCTCACCGGTGATATCAACAAAGTAGAAGTCGTCAAAATACTGCGCACCGGACTTCAGTGACGAGTTGACAGAAACGTTCACCATACCGTCCACCGTCGCCTTCCACGTGCCGGTCAGCTCAATCCATGAGGCATTAGTGGGCAGGTTCGCTGTATTGAACTGGCGGTCGTAAAGCAGAGATGCCTGACCAATACGCAGTTTATTATTGCCCTGGTCATTCATCACCGAACCGCCCTGAGCGCGGGCAAACACGCCTATTTTGTAGGTGTTGCCTTTGACGACCGGGACCTGCTGAGAAATGCCCGCCAGCCCCGTACTACACATTAAAATCTTACCGCCATAGTTCGGTGACTGGGCGCTGATAACCGAGGTGATGCTGCTCCATCCGGTGAACGCATCCTGACCACGCTCGAACGACCCGTTGGAAATCAGGTTGCCGGGGATTTTACCGTCAGCAACCAGGCTGGTTGTGGTATCACTCAGGGCGTTATTCAGTTCAGTCAGACTGCTGCCCTGGCTGGTCAACGTCTTGCCCTGTTCCGTCACGGTGTTCTGCAGCGTCTGCAGCGCAGTTGCATCCGCTTTCTTATTGACGCTGGCGTTCGTCGTCGACAGGTCGCTGGTCAGCTTCGTTATCGCGCTGTTCGCCGCCGTAATGTCTTTGCCCTGCTGCGTCACCGTGTTCTGCAGGATCTGAACGGCGCTCGCATCTGCTTTGTTGCTGACGTTGGTATTCGTCGTTTTCAGCCCGTTTTCCAGCGTCGTGGTTCGGTTCCCGATGCTGGTGAGAGTATCGCCCTGCTGGTTAACTTTCGTCGTCAGGGAATCCACTGCTGACGCCGTGGCATCGGCAGTGCTCTGGGCTTTCGCTGCCGCCGTGATGTTCCGGCAGTGCCAGTCGGTGGCATACCAGATGGTGCCAAAGGGTGAACTCTGGTTAATCTGCAGGAACGGCCTGAAATAGCCTTTCGCCGCAACCGCAGCGGTGACGGTCCAGCGCCAGGTGGTACGCACCCAGGCTTTACCTGCTGTTGCAGAAACCGAACCTCCCGAGTTTGCGGCAGCAATCCCACCGGCAGGGGATTCCGCTGAACACACATACAGATTAAAGGCTGCAGTACCGGCACCGCAGGCAACCAGTGCGGAGAGTTCTATCACATCCCCGACTGTCGCCGGAATATTGTTCATCTTCGGGATATGGTCGCGGGAAGCCAGTTTAGCAACATAGGCATGCGGGCAGTTTGCCGGAACCCCGGAGGTTGTCGATTCCACCACAGCCAGGCCCATTCGATCATAGGCCGCATCAAATGTCGGATTGGGAATATAATCGTCGCCTGCCGCACCGACCGCCCTGATGGCTGACGTTAATCCCGTAATATTGCTGTTCGCCGCCGTCAGACCGCTTTCTGTATTCTCCACACGTCCGGTCAGTGACGTCAGGGCGCTCTGATCCGCTTTTTTATTGACGTTTGAATTGGTTGTCGACAGGTCATTCTGCAGTTTTGTGATCGCGCTGCTCTGGCTGGTCAGCGTATTGCCTTGCTGAGTGACTTTTGACGACAGGTCGTTTACTACACTGGCGTCCGCTTTACCGGCGACACCATTTGAGGAAAACACAACGACCCGACGGATATACAGCCGCGCACTGGCAGCGGGTGCCCAGCCGCCAGCAGCGAATCGCAGACAGACAAAATTGTTCGTAAAATTTGCCGGAATGGTCAGCTCAACGCTTTTTGTCTGCCAGGCTGTCGTGACGCCGTTTAGCCAGGCCGTAGTGGATGCCAGCCAGTCGGTCGGATTATTCAGGTCAGAAATCACCCCCATCGTGTCAGAGGTAATGTTCGACATCGCCTCAGAGGATTTAAACTCAAACGTCACGGTTAATTTCGTATCCGGCTCCACCGGGATGCGGGTCTGGTTAGCCACACGAATGGAGCCGGTCGTTGTTCTCAGCGCTTTTTCACCGGAATCGTAGGCAAACGCGGAGCCAGTGCCGGAGTCCACCCATAGCGAGAGGTCTGATTCCATCCCCCCGTTAGCAATCAGACTGCCGGATATCAGCGATGCCTGAAGCTGTGTGATGCTGTTACCCTGGCTGGTCAGCTTTCCTTCAGCTTCCGTTACCCGGTTGCTTAACGAGGTGACGGCTGACGCGTCGGCCTTCTTCGTTATGTTCTGGTTGGCGGTAGAAAGTCCGTTCTGAAGACTGGTGATACTGCTGCTCTGGCTGGTCAGTGTCCCTTCGGCATTGCTGACCCGGCTTGTCAGATTACTGATTGCGCCCGCATTGGCCGCAATACTGCTCTCGTCCGTAATATCAACGACATAAAAATCATCGAAGTATATTTCACCGGCAGACAATGACGACCAGATCGCAGCCTCAACAATCATATCTGAAGACGCTTTCCAGGAACCGCTAATGTCTGTCCAGGTAGATCCCGTCAGTAGATCCGGCGTAATAAAATTCACCGCAGAAAGAATCGAACCGCTGGTATCACCAATTCTCAGCTTGTGATACGACTGGTCTGCCGTGACTGCTGCCTCATTACGACGGGTGAATACACCGATCCTGTAGGTCCGGTCGGCTTTTACATTGATGCGCTGAGAAATCGCCGCTTTACCTTCGCCACAACGCACTATCCTGCTACCGCTATGCGGAGCCGACGCAGTGGTAAATGTCGCCGCGCCAGATACTGTCCAGCGGTTGCTCCCTAATTCAAAACCACTATTAACGAGCATGTTCCCCACAACGGCGACGCTGGCCACAGCATCATCCTGCATAGCGGCAACATCTTTTTGCGTTGTACTAAGGGTGTTATCGAGCTTCGTGATGCTGCCGCTCTGGCTTGTCAGCGTTTTACCCTGTTCCGTTACCGCGTTCTGCAACGTCTGCAGTGCAGCCGCATCCGCTTTCTTGTTGACGTTGGCATTCGTCGTTTTCAACCCGTTTTCCAGCGTCGTGGTCCGAGTCCCGATGCTGGTGAGCGTATTCCCCTGCTGAGTCACTGTCGTCGTCAGAGAATCAACAGCAGACGCCGTGGCATCAGCTGTACTCTGAGCCTTCGCTGCCGCCGTGATGTTCCGGCAGTGCCAGTCGGTCGCATACCAGATGGTGCCAAAGGGTGAACTCTGGTTAATCTGCAGGAACGGCCTGAAATAGCCTTTCGCCGCAACCGCAGCGGTGACGGTCCAGCGCCAGGTGGTACGCACCCAGTTTTTTCCCGCAGCCGCAGTAACAGCCCCGCCCGAGTTTGCGGCAGCAATCCCACCGGCAGGGGATTCCGCTGAACACACATACAGATTAAAGGCTGCAGTACCGGCACCGCAGGCAACCAGTGCGGAGAGTTCAATCACATCACCGGCAGTCGCCGGAATGTTGTTCATCTTCGGGATATGGTCGCGGGAAGCCAGTTTAGCGACATACGCATAAGGGCAGTTTGCCGGAACCCCGGAAGCTGTAGATTCCACCACAGCCAGGCCCATTCGATCATAGGCCACATCAAATGTCGGATTAGGAATATAATCGTCGCCTGCCGCACCGACCGCCCTGATGGCTGACGTTAATCCCGTAATATTGCTGTTCGCCGCCGTCAGGCCGCTTTCCGTCTTCTCCACTCGACCGGTCAGTGACGTCAGGGCGTTCTGTTCCGCCTTTTTACTTACAGTCGAATTCGTCGTGGTCAGATCATTCTGCAGCTTAGTGATCGCCTGGCTCTGGCTGGTCAGCTTGCCTTCCGCCGTATCAACCCGGCTGGTCAGGTCAGTCACTGCCGAGGCATTCGCCTTCTTCGAAACTCCGGTCGACGAAAAAACATCGACTTTACGGATATAGAGGCGCGCACTGGTAGCCGGTGCCCACCCGCCAACGGCAAATCGCAGATAGACATAATTTCCGGTAAAACTGGCCGGAATGGTCAGTTCCACGGTTTTCGACTGCCAGCTGGTCGTCACCCCACCCAGCCACGGTGATACAGAAGACAGCCAGCCGATCGGATTACCTAAATCCGTTATCACGCCGACGGTATCAGCCGATATGCTGTTAACCGTTTCCGATGTCCTGTACTCAAAAGACACGGTCAGAATGGTATCGGCCTCGACGGGGATACGCGTGACGTTGGCAACACGAATGGAGCCGGTGGTCGTTCTCAGGGCTTTTTCACCCGAGTCATAAGTGAACGCTGAACCGGTCCCGGAGTTCTCCCAGAACGACAGATCCACATCCATTCCGCCGTTGCTAATCAGGCTCCCTTCAGCCAGGGAGTTTTTCAGCATCGTCAGCTGGCCAGACTGCGTGGTCAGATTGCCTTCCGTCGCGGTGACCCGGTTGGTTAAGGCGGTGACCGCGCTCGCATCAGCCTTTTTATTCACATTCGTGTTGGTCGTGGTCAGGTCGTTCTGCAGTTTAGTGATCGCGCTGCCCTGGCTGGTCAGCGTTTTATCCTGCTGGCTGACGCTGGACTGCAGGCCGGTAATGGCACTGCTATTTGCCGCCACGCCCGATTCGGCTTTCCCCACGCGGTTCGTCAGTGAGGTCAGCGAACTGCCCTGAGAAGTGATCGTGGTGCCCTGCTGCTCCACTTTTTGCGTCAGTGACTGCAGGGCGCTGGCGTCGGCCTTTTTCCCGAGCGTGGTCTCCAGCCCGCTGATTTTGCTGGCCTGTGCGCCCTGCGCAGTCGACAGGGAACTCAGCTCCTCTGCCACGGTTGATTTATTGTCGTTGAACTGCGTCTGGAGGGACTCCCGCGCCACGACTTCAGCCCGGTCGGCGGTGATCCGTGCGTTCATTTCCTGATACAGCAGGCCGGAGCGTAAATCGCTCAGGCTGTTACTGTCAGTGGTTCCCCTAATCTGCGCCGCCAGGGTGGAGCGCTTCAGCACCTCCGCTTCATCGGCCTGGGTCCGGGCCATCTCCTCATTGCGTAACGCCGCCGTACTCGCCGCCGGTGCCGGTCGTCCGACCGATATCCAGTGGATCAGGAAATAGTTGTCCGCATTCTGCCCCTGGGCCAGATCGAGACGAAAACGGCGGACCGTGCCGGACGCATTCCAGTTCACATCGGAGATGGCCACCACGCTGATACCATCGCCGTCAAACTCCTGCTCCGCGATACTCACCGAGCGGGCATCACTCCAGCCGGTTTCCTCTGCACCAATCCAGTAAAGCCGCCCTTTCCAGACCGGGTTACCCACGCGTTTAATACGCAGCATCACGGTGCGATAGGGGGAAGCCGGAATAGTTTGCCCGTTTGGCGAACGGCAGGAAGCGGTGCTGTTCAGTGCTTTCAGCCAGCCGTCGTCGGTGATTTGCATCGGCACCTGACCGGCATCGTCCTCGGTCCACCCTTCATTGCTGTCACTGAAATACCAGATGCAGTGTGAGTCGAACTGCTGGCCACTACCGGCGGAAATTTCAGAAATCTGGCGGGCCAGTGACTCGTCGCCATCCTGAATAATCGTCTGCAGGGTATCAATGGCGGCGACGCGCTCAATTTTCTCATTCAGCAGCTGGTCTGCCGCCTGCGCCGCTTTCGCGTTGACGTCCGCAATGCGATCGGCGGTCTCCTGTTTTACCGCTTTGTCCCATCCTGTATTCGCCTGGGCGATGGACTGTTTCAGGCTGTTTTCAACCGTCTGCAGCTGGGATTTTAACGCGGCATCCCCCTCGGTCAGCGTTTTGTTAACGTCAGCGATCTGCTGGTCAACGGAGGCATTAATATCGCTCACGACATCGGTGATGCTCTTGTTCACTGCCGTGATATTCTCGTTGAGTGTCTGGTTTACGCTGTTGATATTCTCCGTTATCGACTGATTAACCGACGCTATCTGCCCGTCAACCTGGCTCCTGATCTCCGTGACGGTATCATCAATACTCTGGTTAATATCGGTAACCTGCTGCGCGACTTCTTCACGAATAGCATCGGCGGTTTTTGTCAGCTCTTTGTGGGTATCCTCAATATCCCGCTGGGCTTCCTGCCAGGCTGGAGTGTCCTTAATAGCATCCGTCAACTGGTCGTAATATTCGCTAATGTCATCGCTGGCCTGCCCCTGAACCCAACTTGTCCACGGGCTTTCATTGCCAAGGCGATCGACGATACGCGCCCGGTACCAGAACGTTGCTGCAATCTGCAGGCCCATCTGCTGATACGATTTCCCCGGATATGTCACGTCAGACAGCGCCATCGCCCCGTTGCCGTTCGGATTAGGGCTATACTGCAACTCCGTTTTCTGGGTATCACCGGCACCGTCTGGAAACGCCCAGTTCAGTTCAACACCATGCAGCAACGATGTGGTTGTCAGGGCGATCGGTGCAGAAGGCATACCGATCTTTCCGGTCAGCATTTTCTCTTCAGAATATGCCCAGCCGCTGGATACTTCAGCTGCATTGATAGCACGCACTCGCACGGTATAACGCCCGGCGTAAATACCAGTAACATCAAATGATGACACGGAACTGCGGGGAATATTAATCCAATTGCCTTCATTGCGACGCCACTGTGCTTCGTAGGAAATCGCGTTTTTTACCACAGACCAATGAACCTGCAGCGTTTCAACACTCATCCCCTGATTAACCACCGAATAGGACTCAACGACGATATTAGCTGGCGCACTTTGATTTACCGGGGGAATAACGCTGACCGGTCGACTGTCGATAACCGCACCGGTATCAATCCTCGCATATTTATCAGGGTCGTGAGCGGCTGCGGAAATAGTGAATGTACTATCGTTATTATCTTTAACACTCACAACCCGATATTGCTGAACCTTTAGAGAGTCAGATTCTACAGCCCACACGCATTCTGTTTCCGGTACTTCAGTATATTCGGTAGTAACGGTGACAATATACCCATCGACATCCTGAATAGTCCGGCTTTGCGTCACGCCTGACGGCAGGTTCATCAACAGCCTATCGCCAGTTTTTGCTTCCGTTTTACGATCGAGCGTAATGACGCAGCCATCCACTTTACTAGTGCGGCCACCGTTGACTTTACCCGCCAACATTTCGTCCGCCACCGCAATGACATAACCGGGTTGCGGAATATTACCATCGAGTCCGACGGAGAACGTCACTACACGATCTTTATTGTTGGTCAGGATCCCCCAACGCCCCTTACGGTTAGCTTCCGACTGACGGGTACAGCCAATCGCCGTTAGTTCAAGCTGATTGAAGCCATAGCGAGCCACCAGCGGCTGCTCAAAAACCGGCTCCATCGCATCAGCATATTCGTTCTCAGGATCGGACCAGGAAACCAGCGCGTTGGTATAACGCGTTTTGCTACTACTGCTGGCATACTGAAAACGACCATTAATGACGTTAGCTCTGGTGTAGGTGTAGTCGATATCGCGAGGCATATCGGCCAGCGCAATCACCTGATCGCCACTCCAGCAGGTCATACCGCGGAAAATAGCGGCAAAATCACGTAACACCGTATAGGCATCGTTGCGATCCTGAATATAGACGTTACAAAGATAGCGCGGCTCGGTGCCATCACCGCCCTTACCGTCAGGCACAGGTTCGTCGCAATAACGAGCAACCTGATACAACGTCCATTTATCGATATTTTCTGAGGTAAGACGGTTTCCCAGACCAAAACGATCGGTAACGATCAGATCGTAAAAAATCCATGCAGGGTTATCTGTCCATGCCCATTTAAACGCGCCCGTCCAGATACCCGTATATTGTCGAGTTTCGGGGTCATAATTGTCAGGAACGCGAATAACGCGCCCGCGAGGACTACAGGCAATTTTGGGGATAGAACCATTAAACTGACGGGAGTCAAACTCCACGTACAGCAAGGCCGTATTGGGATAACGTAGCTTTGCATCGAGAATCTCAGCATAACTTTGCAACGTCATGACATCGCCAATTTTTGAGGTGCTGACATCTTCAGTGACCTTACGCAGGCGCAAAACCCAGCCCGTATTCGCCCGGGGTAAATCAATTCGATGGCATCGTTCATAACCTGAAGAGGTTTTACCAGTAACCGCGCTTTCCAGCACCGTCTGCCAGCTACCGCCGTCGGTTTGCAAATCGACAGCGTAGCTAACGGAGTTACCCATCAGATCGCCGTTATCTTCTTGTTTAAATAAAGATGGCCATTTTAAGCGCAGACGCACGGCAGAAAGCTGAGTATTACTAAAAGAATGAGTCCAGGCCGTTTTACTGGATATTTCCGTACCTACGTTAATTTCATTTTCTGAACCGGGGATCCCCTGAATATAATTCTGTGCCTGAGTACCAGAGCGAAATTCCCATGCCACACCGCTAAAATTTTGTGAACCGTCGGAATTTTCCAGCGGCGTTCCGTCAAGATAAATATCCTTTGCGGTAAGTGCGCCAGCAAACTCTCCCTCGCCTAACGCCATAAGAATTTTGGCTTTTGCTACGGATTGTAAATCATCTGGCTGTTCCGTTGGGGTACGCGGACTCGAACTCCCGCCCTTGCGTCCTTTAATGAGGTGCTGTGTCATAGATATTATGTCCATAAAAAAACCACCCGAAGGTGGCCAGAAAAAGAGAGGAACCGGATATTTTACTGCTGGTCTTCTACATAAATCCCAGCGGTAATAATTGCACCGCCGATTCGCCGCTTGCCGTATAACAGCGGCACCGGATATCCCTGAGCAGTTGTATTCGTCACCCCACCGAAGGCGTAAGAGGCTTTATTTTCAGGGGATTGTTGGCTGGCTAACCCTGGAACCTGAGGAGAAAGCATCTGAAGAACGCCGCCGAGCGCCATTGAGGCGCCCAGCATTGCAACACTCCCCCAACCGGAACCAGCTGCCATAGCGGCCAATATGCCTCCTGCGCCCATTGTCGCGATTGAAGCAATCGCAATCAAAGCCACACCTAATATCGTCTGTAAGACGCCAGCCTTTTTACTACCAATAACGACTGGAACAATCCGTACTACGTTATCATTTATTGGGAAAGGTACCTCATCCTCTCTAATATTCTCCTTTCCTTTAAATACTGCATATGTGAAACCCATTGCCTTACTGTTGTTCATGAATTTTTCAAATCCATTGATAGTACAGCATAAGGCTCGTATCGCTTCGGAAGTTGTCGCTACCATCCGAAAATGCGATTTCCCGAACCGCTTACCCAAAATGCCGCCCAGTTCGATCCTGACCATACATTCTTGCATAGATAGATACTCTCTCTGTCTGTGGTTTTATTTTGGCGATACTAAAATAAAACATAACACCCATTTCGCCATGAATAAAAACCTTAGATATACAATGTATATACACTAGCATTAAGCGTGAAAACCGTCTCAAATTCATTGCTTCAAAAATAAGATAATAATTAATAAATAGGCATGCTATAGCTTAATATAAAAAAGACATTCACAACTCATCGTCGCTATTAAATCGATCAACCAAACCTGTTATAACGCAAAGCCTTCACCGTTCTTTCCTGCCAGTATCCACCGTAAGGTACCCGCTGGCTCAAGTGACCATACAGATGATGTAGTAGCATATTTCCCTCCAGGAGAATACCTGCGTGATTCCATTTATTCGCCTGCACCTGCATGATAATCATATCACCGGGTTGCAGCTGGCCGGAAAACTCGCGAAATCCGCATTCATACCAGCAATCATGGTAAAAGTTATCAGGGTAATCATCTTCCCACCACGGATAATCCACACGGTAGTCCGCCAACTCAACACCATGCTGCTGGCGAAAATAACTCATTACCAATCCCCAGCAATCATAGTGGCCAAGAACAAACGGGCGCTCCAATAGCGGCAGTTCCCCCCGAGGATAAATCGTGCGGAGATCACCTTCCGGCCAGCTAAAGATATGCCAGGGTAGCAACATCGCGTCACACTGAGCCTTATCCAATTCACTTGGCTGGGTCGTAGCATCAGGGTGGCTGTGCACAATCCCCGTGACGGTACCCCAATCCTCTGTCTGAGCATAATCCTCCGGCGCAAGGACAAAATGCTCTTGTGGATCGTCAGCAATATTACGGCAGGGAAAATAGCGTTCTACCCTTCCTCTTTGCGCAATCGCACCGCAGCACTCACGAGGGTACTCCTGCCGGGCATGCTCCTGAATAGCCCTGATAACCTTCTGTCGCATATTAGCTCCGAATTAAAGACGTGCCGGGGAAACCACCAAAAGGTAGCTCGTTGTCTTCACCAAAGCGTAATTTACAGGCTGATAAAGTACCGTTGCAGACATCCAGCGCCGGATCGGTAACAGATATATTATTTTTATCAAAATATCGCTGACCGGTATAATCACATCCATCACCGCTGCGGTATTTGTTTCTGATACACCAGGTACAGATAGAATGTAATTGGCGAGTTGGGATCATGATCCCTTGCAAATCCATTGGGCTGGCAAGAGTGAACTCAATCGCTTCATTCGTTTCTTCACTTTTGGCATCAATAAAAAAGACCTTTCTTTTTTCCTGCGTGGGATCGGCAGCCGCATTCCCCTCAGGAAAATTACGTGCATCAAGATATTTTGCCAAAGTATCGTGTACCGTAACCTTCGCCTGAACCAGATCATCGTAATAAAGACACAGTGCGGTAATTGAGGCATCAATATTTGCTACCTTAAGCGATGGCTGCGCGTCCCGACCGCTGGTGGTAGACTCAATACCTTCAATAATACAAGGCCATGGCATATATTCATTTCCTTGCCACCAAATGGGTTTGGCAGGTAAACGAGTCTCATCGCCGCCCGCAGTCAGAATCTCGGCCTCGCTATGAGCGATATTGTGTCCGTGGAAATATAAGACATCATCCATTCCAAAGACACTGCCATCAATCTCCAGCAAGCGTATTTCATTCCCTGGTTCAAGTTTTTGATAATCAGCTGTAATCATGGTGCATATGCCTGGTTAAATGTAGCGGTTACCGTCATGACCTGATTTGATAACGGTGAGAGCTTTAATGAGTCGGGGCTGACGCGATAAAGTCCAGACTCACCCGTTGGTGAATCCCAGATAAACGACTTCGTTACATGGCGGCGCATAAACTCGAGTACCGCTAATATCTCTTCCTTTTCGCCGGTTAATGTCACCGGCCAGGTTTGTTTTTCAGAATGAATACCATCGCCCACGATCTGCTGGTAGCCATCACCAAAACTGGCCTCACGGACGTTAAAATTAAAATCTCCTTGCAAACCCGCTTGTATTTGCGTTCGCCAGGTAAAAGTTTCTATTGCCATATCATCTCCGGGAATCAAAAAATTAACGTGCGTGGTTTGCATTCCAGATAAGCCCACCCGGCCTCAATTCATTCGCCACACCAGCACGAACTGAACGGTCGATAGTCTGCTGCCAGGCGCGATTCACCGCGCCATTATTGTCAGTCGATTGCGGTTCTGAACTCTGATTCTGAATAAGTACTGAGGTCTGAATAGTAAGTGGCCCAGCACCAGAAGAACCCAGTCCCTGCATCGATGCCGTTCCCACATAACCGCCGCCCGCATACCCCTGCGCGCCGCGCATCATGGCGTATAGGTTGCCAATCCCTATCGCCGAGGTCGCCTCTTTGGTAAAAACAAATTCGCCGCCATGAACAATCCCTCTAGGCTCATATTTACCACCGTCTCCGGTATATCCGCCTCCGGAACGACCCGTTAAAACTTTACCGATGGATGCTACCCAGCCAATGCCGGAATTCGACATCGCGTTAAAGGAAGCCTGCATGGCTTTTACCAACAATAATTGGCTAAGCATCTTCAGCGTCCCTTTCAGAAAGGTCATCAGGAAATCACTAAAATTCGCCTTTCCTGTGGTTATATATTCCACCAGCGAGTTTCCCATTGAGCTAAAAGCGTCTTTAGCTAAATCCTTAAGCTTGCCATGAACGTTTTCTCCATCCTTAAGGAATTTATCCCACGCCTCTTTGGCTCCTGCCATTAAACCGCCGAGCCAATCGCTCTTCCCTCCTTTTTCCTTATCATCGTCAGAACGCTCTTCCATAATTGCGCCTGGCAGAAAAACTTTTGCCGTATTACCCACATCATCTTTTGGAAGGCTACCTATTCCTGCCAGTGAATCCCAATAGCTTTTAGGGCCTGACGTGATATTGTAGGTCTCATCCTCAGATTTCTTTACCATATCCTGAAGTATTGGCCCCATTCTGGCTGGAGGAAGGGGTAACGTCTGCATTAATTTTTTCAGGCCATCCGTATGCTTTTTCTGGATATCTGTTGCGGCACGAAAAGTCTTATTAAACTCTTCACTTTTCCGGTTGGCAACAGTGACTTTCTGTTGATATTGCTCCAGAAGTCGGTTGCTTTTTTCCAGCTCACTGTTATTCATGCGCAGTGTTATTGTCGTATCACCCGCCATTGACTTTCTCCTGAAAGAATAAACCAGACGATAGCCTGGTTTAATTTAATTAATAAATAAAACATCCTGCCGATGAAAATCCTGACTAGTTCTGTAGCTTATTCAGGATATTCAACGCCACCCGTTCCATTATCTGAAGATCGTTTATTGCGGTTACCTCGTCAGCTACATCATAAACCCTCATGAGCCATGCAAGGACATTATAATCCAGGCCGATGACCCCTCCCGAGCTGGTGCGCCACTGCGTACTGGCCGCGCGAAAGACCACAAATGCAGGCCAGATATCAGGCCAGACGTTGATAACAACATCGTCATAGTCTTCGGCTGTCAGACCGAATGCGCTAAGCTCATCTGCTGATGGTTCAGGCGTATAGAATGCAGAGGCAACCGCAATCAGTTTTTTTCGCGATTCCCCGTCAGCTCCTGATAATAGGTGGTCATTATTGCTTTAACCGCCCCCGGATAGTTATCTATCAGTGTTCCCATATTTTCTCGCGTACAGGGTTCAGATAATGCCCAGTCATCGACGATCTCCAGTAAAAAATCACTGGCTGTTTTCTCGTCAATATTTTCAAGTTCTGCCAGCTCTTTGATTGGCCGATGCTTAAATGTAAAATTCAGTACTCCGTCGTCTTCACCAGCACGGGGAATAATGACATCCGCTTTAAAAACAGGTTTAGGTTGTAATTTGAAGATAGCGCTCATAAGTACCCTTAAAAAAGGCTCCCGCAGGAGCCCAATCGAATTTATTTTGTGTTCTACAGATAAGGAAAATGATTAATCTTCCGATTTGTAGAAGGTAATATCCCGCGAGTGAATGGAAAACGCGACTTGTACGGTTTCAACACTATTCACAGCCGTCACCGGTTGCGGATCAAACGACGGAACACCGGACCAATAGCGGTACTCTTTCGCATTCGGAACAAACATGCGTAGCGGTAAAATTTGGCCATAACGATCCGCCATGCTCAACACGTTGTAGATTGCTAATGAAGCATCATGGGCTAACGTGAAGGTTTGATTTTTAGCCGCCTTAAAAGTACCAATATTACGCTGGCGATCGTCTGCCAGAAACTGTACCTGTGCATACTGCTGTTCACCACCTGATTGCGCGACTTCTGTAATCTGTGGAATCTCAGTCCACTCAGTGATTTTCTGTAATTTCCCGCTACCGGCATGAGCAGGGAAAAAATTCCTGTCGCTAGAGTTAACAACCGAAATGGTTACGCTATTCGTTGTTTGCGCGGTGATTCTGGCAACTAAACCATCGATAAGTCCCCATCCCGAAGAAATAAGCACGACATCATCAACCTTAAGGTTATGATTTTCAGCAACGGTAAAAATAGCCCCTTCGGCATTAGAAACCGTACTGACTGAAACTGGATTACTCAGGCCGGAGCCAACAAAAACGGTCGAGCCATTAGGCAGAGCAAAAGCCATAATAATATCTCCATTATTGATATTTAAATTTTAGAATGCACTTTATAAAAATCAGTTTGTTTAATTATGACTTATTGTTATGCATCATAATTATTACGTTTTAAAACTATTCCCCCGTTAATTTATTATGAGTTTTCGGAGCTGCCATTGTGCAATACGCTATCAGGGATGCGTTTGGTTACTGGTTCATTTTCAAAAATCTTCATGCCATACTGCCCAATCCACGTCGCATTTTGGTTAATATTACTAAAAATAAACTCCATAACTTCAAGCATTAACTCTTGAATTAAAGGTGCTGAGTTATCACGGCACCAACTTTCGATCGAAGTCAGAAGAGGATCGGAGCCATTAGCAATGAACTGCTCGCCAATACTATAATGCTTCGTTTTGTTTTCATCAGTAATGCAATGCAGCTTACTGATTTGTAGAACCTCTGCGGATGGCCCAACAGTTTGAACAGTGAGCGTTACAATTTTATTCCCTGTTTCCTCGGCAATAGTGGATGAGTAAAACATTGAAAGAGTTAAATCATTAGATGTATACATTTATTTTCTCCAGGTGACAGTTACGGTAGTAATCATAGTAGTAAAACGTTTGAGTCAATCGCATTCAGAGTTTCGTCATTAAATATTACATAGCTATTCTCGCTTTCAACCAGCCATATACAAATGATTCATTGGAATCATATTTTTCAACCAGCTCCAGATAATACTGGCCCTGGCTACAATTCAGTGCCCGAAGTAATACGTTCTCTCCCTCTTCCCCTCTGCGGATAAGATAAAGACTCAACGCATTTAAGGTTCTGGGTCCAATAATTCCATCCGATATGAGATCCGGATAGAGCATTCCGCGATGATTAAAAGCATTTAGCCATCGTTGAAGCCACTTGCTCGGTAATGACGGTCCCATGTTGACACCGGCATCACACAACTTTTCAGCGATAGTGACAGATATGTCAGCAACCTGATCGAACCGGGGCGCAATCCAGTAATCAGCATTGAGAATATCCAGCGCTCGCTGGCGCGTCAGCTTTCGCATATCGCCATCATAGCCATGAGCCCGGGCGGTCACCTGAGTAATTCCCCAGTTTGTCGCCCCACCTTTATCATCCGGATGATTTACATAACCGCCCTCCTTATCCAAAATGGTATTAAAAATATCATCTTTGTTCATACATGCCTCATTTATCAATTAAATGTGCAATATTCCCTTTCACACGAAATACAGCCATAAAAACAAAAAAATTGACTACAACAACCAACCAGTGGGTTGACTCATACAAACCGAACAAATAGCGAAACGGTATGCTGGCATAGGTAATCACGAGTAAATATGCTGTACACGATACCCATGGCCGATATCTCCTGAGCTGGGCACGGCGATAAAACATCAAATTCAGGGTAATAAAAGCACAGAGAACTGAATTAACCAGAGCAGGAAGGTTATTTTCCATTCGTACGCTCATTATTATTCCGGGTTAATATTTTGTACAAATCGGTTAGTTCTTGATTATTCAGAAACGTGAGGATCTTAATAATAAGTGCAGATATCAGCACCGCACCCAGCGCGTCTAATGGCCTTTCACTATACCCTGTCCAGGATGCCAGTTTCGTCCCGATTAACCCGGCCCCCAGGACACCAACAATAAAGGAAGTCATGAAATAAGCGGCCAATCGAAAGCGGCTAATATTTACCGCAGTTGCCACATAAAATACCGCACCAGCAAAAGCCCCAAAAACAACGCCATAATCAATACCTGTTACCAACCCAAACATACCAGCTCCCATTAATCCACCAGCAACAACTAGCGATGTACCGGAAACAGGATCAGACATTTATCCTCCCTTCTTTCACTGTGAGTGATGATGATGAATACCGAAGTGCAGAATAATTTTTCATACTTACACTACGGTTACCTCGCCGTTATTTTCTTTCTTTTTTGTAAACCAAGTGCATAGATCGCCCGATGGCAAAGATAATCAGCGGATTCTATATATTTATGCCCGAACTCTTGTTGATAAATAATTACCGCTCGCTCAATTTGGCGTTTGTATTCTTCACGTTGCCAGATGACATCCTGAGCAATAAATTTTATAGGCACAGCGTTATCAATAGAGTCCGGCGTATGATGTACTCCCTTGGCCTGAATCTGAGCACGACCAGGCGTCGGTCGATGCAGGACGTCTGCAGTGAGGGTTTCAGGATTTTGCAAGTGCGAGCGACGTTCACGGCGTCGGCCTGCTGCAGAACCCTTAAACGCGGTTCGACGGGACATAACGGCCTCCTTAATGATCTTTGGTGGTACGGTCATAGCGGAGACATTCGCTTAAGAGAGCCTTATTGAAAACCCCATCCCAAAGTTCATTATTTGAGGAAACTGGCTTTTCAGCCACGTAGATTCATTACTGAATCGTTGTACTCATCATCAAGATGATTGAGGTAAATCGTGTTGATGGAATAAAGATACCTTAAGGTTATTTAAAAATAAATACCCCTGGGTATATTTTTCTATTAAAACTTGTAATTGCATGAAAAAAAGGGATTTTTATGCGTAACTCATTTGACGGGAAAATCGTAAAGGAGATGGAAGAGTGCAAGTGTTGCCTATGCGATGGCCTAAGCAACCCTGATAGCTGAGCCCGTGGAACATTCTCAACAAGGCTTTGATACGACGCATCTGCACGCCTGACGCGCAGATGGCTGCATTTACACGAAGCGTTTAACGCTGTGGCTATAGATAACGCGGCCGATAATTTTCAGATATTGTTCATGGCTTTCGCCAATCGTCCAGTCGGCATATTTGCTGTTATCTGAATGCACAAGCAAGCCATCGGCAGTGAACTGGAGACGTTTTACCAGCACCGCGCCTTTAAATGAGAAGACATAGATGCCGTCACCTTCGAAGTAATCTTTCGATACATCAATAAAGATGTAATCGCCAGTTTCAATCGTGCCTGACATGCTATCGCCGGATACCGTGATCACTTTGATATGCTCTGCGGGCCGGTTACCAAAAAGCCTGAGCGCGCCGACGGAGTCATAGGTGATACTGCTGACGGTTTCATCAACTTCACTTGAGACAATACAACCAGGTCCGGCGCTGGCTTGTGCATCCAGAACTTCAATAACGTATTGTATCTGTGGTGAATTTTCCACTCGTTCACCCACGCTATCAATACTCCCGGTAATACCGTCCATCCATCCACGCGGCAGATTGAATGAAGATTCAATAAGTTCGACCATCTCGTCAGCTATCCTTTTCTTTTGCTTCTTACCTTCGGGGTAGAGCATCCGTGAGACATAAGAAGGCTCCCGACCAATGGTTCGGGCCACATCAACGGCTTTTCCGCCACATAAATTATCGCGGATATAGAGCAGGCGTTGCCGCCGGGTTTCGTATTTGTCCATAGGAGCGATTTTAACGTCATTTACCATCAGATGGGCGAAATATAGCAAACACTCATAAAATTACCTACAGGTAATTATCATCAATGTCCACGCTTCATCATCTTCCTGGTGCCGAACGGAAATCGGCAACATTGCTACTTATGGAAAAATGGCGCACTCAATTTTGGTGTAGGGTGTCGTCCATACGCGAGTCTCTATGCTCAAGCTGAACTAATTTATCTAACTTATGGATTTTGTAGCGCCTGGAGATCAAAAAAGCCTGGTTCTTTGGCGTCTATACTAAAACAAGCAGTCGCAAACGGGGTAACACAGCGCTCGTCAAAAATGAATTGATAAGAATCCTGTAAGGTTGCGCTGATGTCGGGTTGCAAGAAAAACAT